CGCTGTTTTTCTTATCCTCCCTTCCGGGGGGGCGGGGCGGGTTGCCCCCGCCCTCCGCCGCCTGCCGCGACGCATTGTTCAAAATCTGATTCAGATTGAATTTTCCCATGATGTACGCCCCTTTCTGTCCGAATCGGACGGTTTATCTGTGTACGCCAATTCGTCCGGCACCTGTAATCAGTTTGAACGCTTCCCGGCACCCGTCCGGGTCCCCGCAACCGGGCCAGAATCCCGCTCGGCAAAAGCGTTTGTCCGTCACGTCGTCCACGTCCAGCCGATCACAAATCCCGCATTGATACGCCCGTATTTTCCCGTTTTTGCAATACTCCGGGGACAGCTTCTTTTCCTTCATGCCTTTCCCCTCTGCAAATATTCCCGCACGAAAGCGATATAGTCCATAGCGGTCCCACTCCGGCGGCTGTATTCCGCAATCGGCATTTCCGAAAAGGTGCTTTCGGTGACTTTCTCCGAATACCGAATGCGGGTGTCAAATACGGGGTATTCCGGGCGGCTCCGCAACCACGCTTCGCCCTGCTTCTCCGCGTCGGCCCGGATAAAGCAGGTAATCAGGCACCCGGCCAGCCGCAAGCGCGGGTTCAAGTCGTCCCGCGTGTCCTCGATCTGTTCTTTCAGTTCGGCCAGCCCGTCGAAAGCGTACTTGTCAATCTTAATCGGAATAATCACGTCATCGGAGGCAACAAGGGCGTTTATCGTGGAAATGTTGATGTCCGGGGCGTTGTCGATAATGCAGAAGTCATATTGCCCCGCTACGGGGTCCAGCGCGGCCCGCAGGCGCGTTTGCTGTGGCCGGGTGGTGTCCATCAAGACTTCCATATTTGCGCGAATCAGCGTCATGTTAGCGGGCAATACGTCGATATTCTCGAACCGGGTCTTTTTGATGACCTCCCGCACGTCCAACCGCCGGGCGGTCAGAACGTCGGAAAGGCTCTTTTCGTCGTAGGAATGGACCCCGAACGCCTTTGACGTGTTGCCCTGCTTGTCGTTATCCACAAGCAAAACCCGCTTATTGTGGAAAACCGCGAGGACGTGGGCCATGTTGTCGGCGGTTAGCGTCTTTGCAACGCCACCTTTCAGGTTGATAATGGAGATAATTTTCATCGGTCAAACCTCCTTGTTGTATTTGCCCCGCTCCGGCGGGTCGATTATTTCCGCTTCTTCCGCGGCGGCGCTTCCAACCGCACCAACGGGCCGCGTCCGTCCAGTTCATACAGGAACACGGTTTCCCCGGTCTGTGTGCTGTGCTGGCAAACAACGTCGGTGATCGTGCGGACCTCCGCCGGAAATTTGAATGCCAGTTCCGGCGGGTGAATTTCCCGTTCAGTCACGATCTTGTCGCCTATCTCATAGGGACAGCAGGCGGAAATTTTTATGGTTGTCATGTTGTCGCCTACTTTCTGTTCTGTCCGGCGCGGCGTTACTCGAACCGTCGCTTGATGAAGTCCACGAATTCCGGCGGAAGTGGGCCGCTTTCATCCCCTGCAATCAGCATTACGCCTCCGCTTTGTGTCGCGGCTTCCCGTTGTTCCGGGCGCGGGGTCGCGGCAATATGGACCAGCTTTCCGCTGTTGTCCAGTTCATGCAGGAATGTAACGGTCCCGTTCTTCACGCTATGTACGCACACAATGTCGGTGATCGTGTGGACCTCTTCGACAACCGCCGCCGGGTCAAGTCTGAACGTCTCCGCCTCTCCCGGCTTCACTCTCCGGCGGCTCTTGATTTTGTCCCCGATCTCAAAAGGGCACGTTGCGTTGAATGCCGCAAGTTTCATTGTTCTGCCTCCGTTTCTCCGGGGAAATTGATGATTTCCCCGGTGCTTTCGTCTACGTTGATTCGGTACTGTGTTTTGTCTATGGCTTCCGTCGCGGGTCGGTCTATCTTCTTTTCCGCCAGCGCGCGGCTACATTGCCGGGCCAGCGCGGAAAGGTGGTAGACGAACTTTTCATTGATGACGTTATACGGCATGATGACCGCCGCGACGAAAAGCCCGGTCTTTGCGACAATGTACGTCATTCCCTGCGGGGTTTCCCGCTCGTACAACTGCACCATGTCAATTACATCTTCCAGCGGCGATAAATACTTGTTCTGAATGAACGAAATCCCGTTCCGCGTTTGCAACGGCTTCAACACGCCGCCGTCGTACACCAGTGAAAGGCTCTCTTCGTCAATCCGGTGTTCCGTCGGGTCCGTGTCGGAAATGTTGATTCCCTCCGGCGCGTGCTGGTGGCGGAATATGATCTTCTCTTGCTGTTTGGCCGAAATGTCGAACATGGAATAGATATTTTCTTCATCCATGTATGGAAGTCCTGTGATCGGGTAAATTGCGGATGAATCCCCAAGCCATTGTGAAACCTCTCCGCCGGATTCCTCCCGGTCATACAGACAGAAGATTTTCGTTTTACTGCAAAGGGAAGCGACTTTCTTCAACTTCATACGGGTTCACCGCCTTTCTTTTCGAGGTATTCCCGCATGACACGGACAGCCACGCGGCACGCCTCTTCCGTGGCCGCAAGCACCGCTTCCGAACCTCTGAACCCTCCGAAATACCGATAACCAAACAGGGCGGCGCGGCTTGTCTCCGGGTCAAGAATCGCTATGGCCTCTTCGATGGTCATTTTCTGTTGTTCACCCATTCCGGCTTCCTCACTTTCTGCGCCGCTTCCTGCGCTTCTTTTTGGGTGTCCGGGGCGGTGGTGTGGCCGTCTGCGGCTCCGGCACGATCTCTTCGCAAAGAACTTCGATTTCCTCCACGTCCTCTGGCTGAAAACATAGTGTCGCGCCGGGGTCGTAGGTCCCCGCGGCCCAATCCGCCTTGAACTGTTCAAGGGCGTTTTTGTATCGGGGGAACGGGTGGACCTGCTCGGAATGATAAATTGCCATCATCATTCGTTCGTCGTCCTCCGGGTTCCAGTTATGCAGGTGATAGGCTTCGTGGTTGTCGTAGTCCCAAAGGGACAGCAGGACCACCAGCCCGTCAAACTCTTCATTCGCCCGCTGAATGCTCTCGAAATCCCGGTATGTCATGCCCTGTCCGGCGTACCTCTCCCGGATTTTCTGAATGGTCTTGCCGCCCGTATGGAGGCGGCACCGAATGACTTTCGGTTGATAGGTCATGTATTTTCACCGTCGCTTTCCGTTGTAGATGACCACCATCGACGGGAACGGGGCGGGGGCGTATGCGTTGCCCTCTTCATCGGTGAAGCGTAGCCGCCCGCGCACAAACCGGATTTCCGCTTTCCCGTATATGTAGTCGTGAAAATATGCTGTGTCTGTTCTGGCAGGAATCAGAAGAACAACCGTTTTCCCGCTCCGGGCTTCTTCATAGGCTTTGCGAACCCATTTCCCGGTTTCCCGTCCGTATGGAGGGTTACACCAAACAGCCCCCCCCCCCCCGCAAGATTCCAAGGACTATTCAAACCATCGGTTTCCGGCGTGTAGTACGCCGGGCATTTTGCACTTTTGGCCGTCGCCGCCGCGTCGAGTACAAACCCGAATTCATCATTCAGGCGGTCGAAAAAGTCCGGCGGCGTGCAATAGTCCATTTTCTTACTGCTCAATAATGCCGCGTTCATTCCGCGTCCTCCGTGTCCCGCCCCTTTGCGGCTTTTACCGCCGCCGGAATATCCCCGCGGCCTGCGCCCTCAACCTCCACGCGCACAACGTCGCCCGTTCGATATACCGCAATTTTCCGGGCCGGGCGAATGGCCTTGACGATCTCCGCAACGGCTCCACCCGCCGCGGCTACCAGAACCACAAACCCCAGCCAAACCCAAAAAGACGAAAAGATAAATCGCAAAAACTCCATGTCATTTCCTCCGTTCCAGTCTGTCGGCTATGTTCAAAATTCCTGCCATTGCTTCACGAATATTCGTGTCGGTGTTTGCCGTGATGGAAAGCACCTGTGCAATATCCCGTAATTCCTCCGCCGCTTCGACGATCTCCGCCGCCGCGCCGGATTCTTTCATGCAGTCCGGGCAAAGTGTCAATCCCTCCGCCGTCGGCGCGCCGCACTTTTCGCACTTTCGGTTTTTCACCGCCTGCACCCCCTTACACGGGGTAGCCGAAAACAAAGAATGTCCCGGTCAATATCGCACCCAGCAAGAACGCCAGCCACGCGATCATAAGCACCGCAAGGACGTTTTCGGCCCATCCCGCTACACGCAAGGCCCATCTTGCCGCCGCCAGCGGCCCACGGCGGCGCGGTGCGGCCCGCTTCGCTTCCGGGTTATCCCGGTTCAGGTCGTATGTATTCGCCTTTTCAGCCGCCGCCAGTTTCGGCGTGAAGTGCTTCCGCACCGTGAAGATCACCCAAAAGGCAAGGACGATCACGCTTCCCGCTGTCATTGTACTTCCTCCCGTTCTCTGGCCCATGTGCATTCCGCGCACTCTTCCAATTCTCCCGTTTCCAGCGGGCAAGGCTCCATTTCGGCCCACTCTGGCTTTCCACAATCGTATTTCATCGGTCGTTCTCCTTTTCTCCGGTATGCCCGCGCAAGGCAAGCATTTTTTCACGAACCAGCTTGTCAACGACGCGGCCCGGCGTTTTCTGCCCGCTCATGGTCATAAGCCGTTCGAGGTTATAGGCGGTCTGCGGTGTTACCCGAACCGTTAATTTCTGTCTGTGCTGTTTCTTCATTGCTCCCGCTCCTTTCGTGCGCGTAGTCGAGGAATAGAACCGCTCCGTTGAATCGGACCCGCCACGGTTCGAGGTCCGCCGCGGTGACGTATTTTCTGCCGAATCGCTCTTTCATGTCCCGCCAGACTTCCCACGGAACAAAGAAAAAGTCATTTCCGATTCCGGCGCACACAGCGGAGATTGCGCCGTGCTGGTGGTGATGTTCCAGCGCGTCCCGCTGTTCCTGCGTCAGAACGTCCCATTTCAGGCGGTCCGTGGTGGTGTACTTTGCTTCAAAGACGATTGACCGTCCGCCCGCAAGCGTCCCCTGAAAGTCCGGCTGTGCGCGGGCCGTGAACCGCCCCTTGAAAATCCCGTCGCGGCTCTTCTCCAACACGCGGAACGGTTCAGGCGTTTTGTCAGCCGTCGCCCGCCCGCGGGACGCATACAACGCGCACGCGGCTTTTATGGCCTGCTCGAAAAAATGCCCCTGCGCGTTGTTGACCTTGTTTTGGTAGCGCATGGCCGCGCGCTGGTGATCTATCTGCATCGTTTATCCCTCCGTTTTCTCCCGCTCCCGTTCGTCATGGTCTGGACAGGGGAACGGCTCTGTCCGGTAGCACTCTTCGCAACATTCGTCGCACACGGCTTCCCCGCGGCGGCGGTAGTATTCGCAAGGGTGGACCCGCTCGACGGGCTTTCCGCATATCGCGCAATTCACGGCTCCACCTCGCTTTCCAGCGCGGCCCGCCGGGTGTGGTGGTTCATTCCCCCATGTGTACGGCTCCCCGCCGCAATTATCGCGGAACAGGCACTTTCGGCAAGCGTCGTCCGCCGTCCTGCTTTCGCAGTATTCTTTGATAACGGCAACCGCGGCGTTCAATGCTCGCGCCTGTTCTGTCAGGTTGTCCCGCTCCATTCGTGCAACCTCCGTTCCTTATGCCGGGCCAAGTATTCGGACCAGCTTTCTTTCAGGTATGACCGCCCGTAAATGAACCGCTGGGCGAACTCTTTTTGACGCGCGTTTGGAATTATCCCTTTTCGCTCGTTCCGCTCCGGCTGGGCGTATATGCTGATACCCTTTAGGCGTTTTAGCCGCTCCACCCGGTAGGCCGCGTTTTCCACGTCCTCCGTGACAAGCAGGTAAATAAACAGGTTATACGGCTTCTTCCCGTGGTTCCCCAGCAGTTCCGCCGCCCGCTCGATCGCTTCAATCTGCGGTATCTGGTCGCACGAAAACCGAATGAATCGAATCCACGTCAGCCGCGCCAGTATGCCCGCTATGCGGTCATTGACCAACCGTGCGTCCATGCCTTGATTTAGGTCTATCGCGTACCCGCTCCCGATCATGCTTTCAAGCTGGGAAACCCCGTATTCGGAAGCAAGTATATTGTTATCCATCAGGACAAGTTTGTTCGTGTCCGGTCGCACAACCTGTTTCCATTCTCTGTACGGCTTGATTCCGCCCTCTTTTTCCGGGACTACGCACCACGGGCAATGATTCGGGCAACCGCGGGTCAAATACCCTATCGCGTAGTCGCATTCCGGGTAAATGCTGTAATCAGGAAAGGCCGCGTCGATCTCCGGCGGCAACTTCTGGTTTAGCGGTATGTCGTCATATCCTGTCCCGCCGCGTATTGTGTCCGGCGGCAAGTACAGGTTTTCCGGCGTGAAGTCAAAGACTTTGCTTGAATACACCCGGTCATAATGGCACATAGGGGACCACCATTCGACGGAATCCCCGCGGGCTTTGTGGTATGCCGAAATCTTCATCAAGGCATAGTTCGGAAAGGTCTTGTGCTTCATGTACTCCTGTTCCGCGTCGTGAAGTCCTATCCGCATAGCGCACCCCGCTTCACAACTCCACAATTCCGCCGATGTTGTCTACGTCTGCCCGTGTGACGCTCCGGCGTTTCAGAATTCCCGCAATCACGGTTCCGTACTTTTCCCAGCGCGCCGACACAAGAATGAAATACCGCAATTCCGGGTTCATCGTTGCCTGAATTTTCAATGCCCCCAAAATCCGGTCGTCAATCTCCGTTTTCAAGGGATAGACGGCAATTCTTCCTGTGTCCTTGTCAATTTCGCGGCAAATCGCCATAAGGCGCATAGGCTTCCGCGGCTCTTGCTCCGGGCGGCGCGTCTCCCGCTCGGACCGCCTGCAATCGCATAGTTCGCCCGCGTCCAAATGCGCCCCGCAATTCGGGCATTCCCGGTAAGGCGTTCCCATGTTGACCGCTCCTTTCTATTCTTTCTTCCTCAATTTCAGGTATATTGACCAACCCGTGAAATCGTTGTATTTGTACTCAATCCCGTAATCTTCGTCCGTCAGGGTCCAGCCGGGGTATTTCCGTTCCCAAAACTCCCGGCCCGGCTGTTCCTTTGCTATCCGCTCAATCTGCCTATGATTCCATCGCCCGTCATTTGTGCGGCTTGTCGGTCGCTCCAAATTGTGGGACGATGACCACCGCTTTTTCCCGGCGGCTTGCTTCACAAGGTAGTTGCAAAGGGCCGAAATCCCGTTTTCGTCGGATTGTAGGCGGTCGGCGTTGCAAAACCCGATTCGGTCGCCTTTCTTCTGTCCTTTCCGCTTCCGCTTGCGCCACAACTCTTCCACGGTGTCACGGTCAAGCCCTCCGTTCATAATGATGTGATGATGAATGCGGACGGGCTTTTCTCCGTCCTTGCCTGTGCTGTATGCCGTCACAAGCATATATTTCAGGGGCGGCAACCCCTCTTTCTCCCGGCGATACTGGACCCGGCGCAAGTAGTTTGTAACTTCCTTTTCCGCTTCCTCTATGGTCGCCGGAAGATACCTTGCGGAATAGGTCGCCGACACGTGCAACGCGTCCGGGTCGCTCCCGAAATTCAAGTTCGCTGTCTGTGTGAAATACCGCCGGGCGTTCTTGTCATTCAGGTTCTTTTGTTTCGGTTCGGATTCCTTGACCTTTTTTGACCGCTTGCCCCTGCTGGAAGCTTTCTTTTGCGCGTCGGTGTAGGAATATATATCAACCTCCCTGTAATGGTCCCCGCAATATATCTTCTTTTCCCGCATGAAACTTCGCACCATGCTTCACCCTCTTTCTGTCGATGATGAAGCGGGCTGTTCTGTTTCCGGCCTTGTGCTTGCCGATCACTTGCAAGGGGGAAGAGGGTTCACACACGCGCCCCCTCCCTCTTCCCCCTTGCGAACCCCCATCACCCTCGGCGGCGCATTGAGAAAAAGGGAAGAGGGGAAAGGGCGTGAAACCCCTGCAAAATCCCCCGGTTTCCTGTGTGTGCGTGGACAAGGCTTCGCCGGAACGTTAATACCCATTACAAGCCCGCCACGCCGCTTGAAAACGGCGCTTTTTCTTGACTTTTCCGCCGTTTTGTGCTATACTCACGTTAGGTTGATACGTGATGTATTTTCATCGGCGGAAACCGCTTCGCGCCTGTTCCAAGCAAGCGCGGGGCGGTTTTCTTTATGCTGTTTTCTGTGCGGCGGGGAGGGGGCGCGAGCCCCACTCGCCGCCGGAGTTGTCCAGCCCCGCGCGGCGGAGCAGCGATGTCAGGTCTTGGTTCAGATTGTCCATGCCGGGTCA